TTGAACGCTGGCAAGCATGGACGATCAGTGACGTGCTGCATGCCGAGATGTTTCACGGGGATGTGCATGGTGGAACACTCATGTATTGGAAGCAACTCTGGAAGCATTCTCTGTATCCTGACAGTGATGTAGGAGAAGATGCTGAGTTCATGCGGCGGGCGCTCTCGCCTGGCATGAGGATACTGCAAGTGCCAAATGATGGAGATTTTGTGTACATCCGACATGGCAAGAATGCATGGGATGTTGTCCTTGGACAGCATCTTCACCGTGAGGGATGGCAGCAAGTGAGGATAGAACAGTGTCTCTCGGAAGAGGAGTGCACCTGGTACGCCTCCTTGCAGGCACAAGGTGTAGGTAGGTAACACTATCCCGTCATCCCGTGGCAGACACACAGCAAACAGATGCCAGGGATAGGGCGGTTGGGGTGTGAAGAGGTGCGTGGAGTGGCTGTGGTGGTGGCTGGCATCTGGACAGCGTTGGCGGCCCGTTTCGCTTCTCCTGCGGGCCGCTGATGATGGTGGTAGAGAGTAAGGAAAAGAAGTGAGGAACGTGTGAGTAAAGAGGCACACAAGAAAAATGCAGCCTATTGGATAGCGCGGATTGAACATCGAACCGTGCCGATAGAGCAATGCATTCCCCATCCAAGAAATCCACGGCAGCATCCCCCAGATCAAATTTCTGATCTCCGTGCAAGCTATCGACGTTTCGGCCAATATCGTAGCCTCGTTGGAATTGAAAATACAGCAACCGATGGGAAGACATGGATAGCCGCCGGTTGTGGCACATTGCAAGCCATGAATGAAGAACATGCGCCAATGGTTGATGTTGGCTATCTACCTCCTGAGACACCTGAAGATGTAGTAATCGGTATCATGGTCGCTGATAATAACTTGTCTAACAAGGCGGTCGACGATAATGAACTCTTGGCTGCGCTCTTGGAGGAACAGCAAAACGCGGGCTATGATCTGGCGAGTATGGGAAGTGACGAGGAAACGTTACGCCAGATGTTGGAGTCGCTAGGGGATAGCTATTTAGCAGGGGAGCGTGAAGAGGGTGATGGTGGAGATGAGTTCGATGCTGACCCTGAGCAGGTAGAGGTTCGGTGCAAAGTCGGTGAAATCTATCAATTAGGTCGCCACAGACTCGCCTGTGGCGACTGCACTGATCTGGCATTGGTTCAGCGGTTGATGCAGGGTGAGCGTGCCGTATGTTGCTGGACAGATCCGCCATATGGAGTCAGTTATGTGGGTAAGACAAAGGATGCGCTTACCATCCAGAACGACGGGAAAGAGGATATTGATGCCTTCCTGCAGAGGGCGTTTGCGGCAATAGATACAGCGCTGGCAGATGGGGCAGCGATTTACATAGCGCACCCGCCGGGTGCGCTATGTGTTACATTTGGGCTTCGCTTCCTGGCGCAGGGCTGGCGACTGCATGAAACGCTGGTATGGGTGAAGGACTCAATGGTACTTGGGCATAGTGACTATCACTACCGCCATGAACCAATTTACTTTGGGTACAAGCCAGGAACTGGCAGGCAAGGGCGTGGCGCTGAAGGATGGTATGGAGATAATAGCCAAACGACAGTGTTTGAAATACCGCGTCCCAAACGCTCTGAAGAACATCCCACGATGAAGCCCACTGAATTAGTACAGATCATGTTGCTCAATTCTAGTCCTGCTAATGGTCTGGTGTATGACCCCTTCCTTGGTAGTGGAACGACACTGATAGCAGGACAGCGAACGAAGAGAAGAGTGTATGGCTGCGAACTTGACCCTCGCTATGCCTCTGTTGTGCTAGACCGTTATGAGGCTGAAACCGGAGAGGAAGCCCAACTCCTTGACCGTGTGGAGGTGACGCAATGAGCGGTAACATCCACACAACCACAGTCTATTACACGTGCATTGTGAGGTGTGCCTATGGCAGATAGGACTACATCGCATATTCCAACTAGTTCACGACGTAAGGGCAAACGCTTAACGAAGAAAGAGCGGGAGCAGGCACAAGATACCTTCTTGCAAGCCTATGCCATGAACGGCAATATCATGCTTTCGTGTAAGCGAGCAAATATTGATAGAAGCACCTTTTACCAATGGTGTGAGCATGACCAGGAATTTAGCATTCTCTACCATGAGGCAGAAAAGGATTTCGCTGATTTTGCGCTAGCTGAATTTCGTAAGCGAGCAATGGAAGGCTATGAGAAGCCAGTCATTAGCATGGGGCGTGTTGTCTTTGAGCAAATTCCGCTTACAAATCCTGATGGCACTCCTAAGCTCGATAGCAAGGGGAAGCAAATGGTCAAGTACGGGAAGCCGATGATGGAGCGCGTCGTAAGCGATACACTCTTAGCTATGTTGATTAAGCGCCACTTCCCTGAATACCGCGACAAACAGCCTGATATCAATGTCAATGTGGATGTGAACGGGGCGCGTGACTCGCTCCTCTCCAAGATGGGAAATCTAGCAGTCCATGAAACGAGCGACAAAGCAGAGTCCACTCAGTCTTGAGGCGGCGCGGGCCTTTGCTGCCCTCCCCAAAGAACAGAAGGCAGCATTTATTGCGGAGCTTACTGATGCCGAAGCCTTGCAACTCCAGTACCTATGGGAAGCCTGGGCGCGTGACAAGCAACTTGAACCACGTGGGTATTGGACGATCTGGCTCCTCATGTGCGGGCGTGGATACGGCAAAACGCGCGTCGGCGCTGAATGGATACGCAAGCAATCCAAAACGTATGGACGTTTAGGGCTGATTGGTCGCACCGCCGCTGATGTGCGTGATGTGATGGTGGAAGGGGAAAGCGGCATCCTGGCAGTCTCTCCTCCGTGGGAACGCCCCGTCTATCAACCCTCCAAGCGTCGCCTTACCTGGCCCAACGGCGCAACCGCCACCACCTATAGCGCCGATGAGCCCGACTCACTGCGCGGCCCACAGCACGAGAAAATGTGGCTCGATGAGCCTGGGGCATGGCAATATGAAGACGCATTCGATCAAGCGATGTTTGGATTGCGTTTAGGGGATAATCCGCAAGCCGTCGCAACGACGACGCCAAAGGTTGTGCCACTCATTAAGCGACTCCTGAAGCTCAAGAACGTGCATGTCACGGTTGGTACCACCTATGAGAATGAAGAGAACCTGGCTCCAACCTTTTTGCAGCAAGTTGTTGGCCGCTATGCCGGCACGCGGCTTGGGCGGCAAGAACTCTACGCGGAGATGCTAGAAGATGTGGAAGGGGCGCTCTGGAACCGCGCCCTGCTTGATGCCACTCGTGTCCTCAAAGCCCCTGAACTTCTTCGCGTAGTGGTTGGTGTTGACCCTGCCGTGACAAGTAACGAAGGCTCCGATGAGACAGGGATTGTGGTTGCAGGGGAAGGAATTGATCATCATGCCTATGTGCTGGCCGACTACACGCTCAAAGGCTCGCCACTGGAATGGGCGCAAGCGGTTGTCACGGCCTATCACCTCTTCCAGGCAGATCGGGTGATCGGTGAAGCCAATAACGGCGGCGACTTGATCGAGATGAATATCCGCACCGTTGACCCCAACATCTCCTACAAGTCAGTGCATGCCATGCGCGGCAAGCAGTTACGCGCAGAGCCGATTGTGTCGCTCTATGAGCAGCATCGGGCGCACCATGTCGGCACTCTGCCCTATCTAGAGGATGAGCAGTGCAATTGGGTACAGGGCGAGAAATCACCGAATAGGCTGGATGCAGCGGTGTGGGCCCTCACGGAACTTGATCTGAATGGTGGTGCTATCCCCTTTGCCACGACCTCCTCCACCTACCAGCCTGACGCAGGTCCTGCGCTCTACGTTCCACAGGCAGGTGAGATGGAAGACGCAGAACAACAATCCCTTCTAGAACGCCAGGAACAGTTATCTCGCCTGCTCAACAGTTTACGTTCAGGCCGCTTTTAGTGTATAATCAAGGTAAATGCACCGATGAGGTTGGTAGCAGGGAGGCGGTATGAGCAGACAGCACAAGAAGCAGCGTAACAGGGCGCGTGTGGTCGCCTCCTCCTCTGATTGGCAGCAGTTAGCAGAAAATCAGACCCTCCGTGAAGCCTACACCCAACTCGTACAATCTATCCACCTTGCCCAAGCCTCCGCAGAAGAACGCTCTCGCGCCACGGGACTGCCGCTTGACCAAACCCTTGACTTGCGTGCTGCCGGGCGCCTGCTCGACCAGTACCCCCAACTCGTGAAATACATCGAAGGCATCCGTGAACGGGAGGAAGCCCACAAAGACGCGCTCTCCCGTGACCTCGTAACCACGAAATCCAACCCGACCGGCTCCTCACGTGGCGACAACGCCTATGGCGGACTTGGCGGCTGGACGAGTGGTGGTGGCCTCAATCGCAACCAACCCATCGGCGTGCATAACGCCAAGCAGTTGCGCGAATGGGCAGGGGATGAATGGGTGGATGCCGCGCTCAACTTCCTGGCAGAAAAAGTGTCACGTGCCGATCTACAAGTCCTGCCCCTAGATGAACGCAAGCCCTACAACCGGCAAGTCCTCAAGGATATGCAGCAGTTGTTTGACTACCCTAATGAACTGATGGACACCTGGCCGATGCTGCTTGGCATGTTCACACGCGACCTGTTGACCCTGGGGCAAGGTGTGTTTACCAAGAATATGCAGGTCAGGCCCCGCGTGCCGGTCGGCTTCTATTGTGAGGATGCCGCCAACATCAAAATCTACCCCGCGTGGAGTGGCGACCCCAACGAGCCGCGCTACCTCTACCAGCAAGGCAATTCCATGCTTGGCAACAAGGTACCCCTGCGCAATGATGAGGCGATGGTGGTATTCTACAATCCCACGTCCTACCGCTACGGGCAAGGGCCGGTACAGACGCTGGCGAACACCATCCAATCGGATATGGCGGCCTCAGAAGCCGCCTATCATTTCCAGCAGTTCAAGCCGCCACCGAACATGATCCAGGTACAGGGCTACACGCAACAACAGGTGAATGCGCTGCGCAGTGTGTATGAGCAGGAAGTGATGGGACGGCGGCAAATCCTGTTCCTGGGCGGCAATCAACCGGCGCATGTGATGCCCCTGGTGTTCAGCGCCAAGGATAATCAGTGGCTAGAGTGGCAGACCTATCTTGTCAAGAAAATCTGCGCCGTCTTCAAAATTTCCCCTGCCGACCTGGGGATTGTGGAGGACGTGAATCGAGCGACCGCCAAGTCACAGCAAGAGATATCGGAGTCGAAAGGCTTCATTCCCTTACTACTCTTGATTGAGGAATACATGAACCGCCAATTCCTCGCTGACTTTGCCCCTGTGCGTAACGGTAGACCAAACATGGATAGTCTGAACCTCAGAGTGATGTTTCCTGAAGTCACTGAAGCGGCGCGGATGTTCCATGCGGAGCAGGCAGTTGATATGGCAACGAAAAGCCTGGCAGGACTGCCCTCGATGACCATCAACCAGGTGCTCATGATGATGGGACAGGAAACGCTTGAACATGGTGGGAATACGTTCTACATGCCTTCACAGAATGGTGCTATTCCCTGGCTGTCCTATGACGATGACTTTGAACCATACCGTCCGAATACCGGCACACAAGACCCAGCGGGCGGCGTGGATGACACGGAAGACGTTGGAGCAGACGACACTTCGGATAGCGACATGGGCAGTAGTGACGATAACGCCTCACAAGGCACGTCTACAGAGGCAACAGACGGTGCAAGTGGTGAGAGCACTACAACTGATGCAAGTAGTGGTGATGGCGCTCAGAAGTCGTACAGAGCGTCCTACATCGATACGCGCAAACCAGGACGGGCATGGAGTCCGGCGTCCTTGTTCATGCAGCGCAGTGCTCCATCAGGCCGTCATGTTCCTGCACATGTTGCCGCATCCTATCATCGTCCGGCGGAAGAAGAACAGGCACGACGTGACGTACAAGTGGCGGTGAAGCAGATATTTGAGGATGCAGCGAAGCGAGGAAAGGAGCAAGCATCATGATACAACAGGAAGTAGCACAGTTGGAGCAGGAATTAGCGCCAATCAAGGAATATGAACGCCTTCTGAACCGACATATCGTACTCGATTTGCGTAAGGTAGGATCAGGATGCCATGCCGAATGCGATTTGCTTCTAGGCGGTATCAGTTTGGATGTTGAGTCACTGTCCGGTCATTCGATAGCGCATTCCTATCTTGATGCTAGCCAGTCTCTTGCTCTCCTTACATGGCTCACTGAAAATCGGTCATGGCTAGAATATGCAGCAAAGGAGCAAGCATCATGAGTGAGAGTATCTGTCCTATCTGCCAGAAGCCCTTTGCGTCTGAAGAGATTGAAGAGGAGTTCAAAGCAGGCGTCCCATACGGTACCATCAAGCGAGATGCCATCTTTGGGGTGAGTCATCCCGCCGTGTGCTTAGGGCATCGTGAGCGACCGAACCGTGAGGCACGCCGGAAGAAAGGCTGGATGAAATGGGCATGACGATAGATCGTGCGACTGCTCTTGAGCAATGGAGACAGCAGTATATCGAACGACAGACGCTGATGGGAGACGGCTTAGAGGTATATTGGTGGAATGGCATTCCTAATTTCCGCACCATTGTTATCAATGATGGCAATGAAGGACAAAGCATCACAATGGCTCCGAAACACGCCTTGATCTTGCTGAAATGGTTAGAGCAGGAACGGGCCACCTTAGAGGAGTTGGCGGCAAAAGATGAGTAATCCATTGACTGAGTGGGAACGCGAGATGCAGCGCCTTGAACTCTTGAGGCAGGAAATGATGTGTTCGACATTGCAAGAGCATGAGATTGAAGTTGATGGAGATGTCGTACATTTTGCCCATGTAGCAGAATGGCTTCTTGCGCATGCAGTTGAATGGGATATGCCAATGTACACGGGTAAGGGGAACGTCTTCAAAATGCGCTATCTGTCAGAGCAATCAATACCAGAGCACCTACTAAGAGACTCCTGATGGCAAGCAAGAAGGACAAAGATCATGCTCGACTCTTAGCTCTTCTGCTTGCGGCGTACCTGCTCTCTCAGAAGCAGATCATGACACTGGCACAGACGATTGAAACGGGCTATCTGGCATCACAGCAAGCCGCCTACCGTGAAGCAGCGGCCACTGTTGGCAGTGACGATGCAACCGATTGGGAGCCATCACCAGAGCAGGAAGATGCAGCACACGAATGGGCACAAGCACAAGCACAAGGCATTGCAGACACGTACAAGGCTGATCTTACATCGGCAATCGAGACCTACCTGAACAGTTACGAGCAGGAAGTAGACAGTCTTGATGGTGCAGAGGCACATGCGGGAAGCGTACTTGGGGAATGGGCAACCAAACGAGCGACGTGGAAAAGTGAGCAGATAGCGAACTACTCATGCGGTAGTGGTGGTGATGCGGGCACACAGGCATTCATCGTAGACCTGGAAGGCGGCAATGTGATTGACAGCGAGACAGGAGAAGCCGTGGAGATTGGGGATTACGGGATTGCCTGTCTGCCTGAAGAGAGTACGAATGACGTATGTGCGTCGGTCGCTGGACAGGTGTTCGATATCAGCGACCGAGACTCGTTGCCAGACATGCCAGCACATGGCGGCTGTCCTCATGAGTATTTGATTGTATCGGTTTAGAGAAAATAATGCTAATAGCATAGGTGAGTACTCGAAAAGACGAGGATACACTTTCTGATACATGCTTAGAGCATAGGAGATGTATGAAACGGTACACTTGGGAAGAGAAAATAGACTGTTTGGCGAAACTGGCAAAAGCAGCAGGAGTCTATCTTGATGTTTCCATTGATGACCCAGGAACCGACTACCACAAAGACGCTCGTAGACGCTTGATGGATGCCTATGAGGAGTTTTGCCAGTGGCGGCATGAGGAGCCGTATGTTGTCGATGAGATCAAGGAACTGCTCACTGGAAGAAGGGAATACACCGACGAACTCACAGGGGTACGTCTGCTGATTGAGAAAGAGAATCCTGCGTATCCCGATCACCCAAAGATGACGGTTATTTGCCCTCATAATTTTGACGGCAAACACGAAAAGATCAATGAGGCGATGCTTCGATTGCAAATCAGAGCCGGTATCCCTCCTGAGGAAAGAATGCAACCACTCTATTCCATTTGGGGATAACATGAAATGAGGCAAGGAGAGAGAATGACACGCTATTTTCTAGATACAGAGTTCATTGATACAGGTTCGACCATTGACCTCATCTCCATTGGAGTTGTCAGCGAGGATGGACGCGAATACTACAAGCAGAACCTTAAGTATTTTGGTCGGGTGTGTTGCCATGATGATATGAGGGATGTACCGCAATGGATTATTGATAATGTGTTTTCTTCCCTCTCGTGTGATACGTCTGTTTGGAGTGACCGTACTGTCATGAAAGCTGAAATTCTGCATTTCATAGACAATGAACAATACGGCAAGCCTGAACTATGGGGATGGTGTTCGGGCTACGATTGGGTAGCACTCTGCCAACTCTTCGGTACTATGATGGGTGTACCCGATGGCTGGCCGCACTACATCAAAGATATTCAATTCCTGTTGGATGACTACGGGCTGTCAGATGATGCGTTGCCACAACAAGAAGAAGGGCTTCATAACGCGCTGAGTGACGCCAAACACATCAAGAAGATTTGGGAGTTTCTTTCACGATATGAGGCAGAGCAGATAGCGCAGAAGATGCTTACCAGGTATGACTCCTTGCAACCTGCTCCAATCTTCCTGCATAGGACTGTATAGAGAAAGCGAGTAATTATCATGTCATTACCCCATGTTGTTGAACTGATCGACCTGGAAGCCTTGCTTGCTATGCACGTACTGGAAAGCGATGGCGAGCGTATTTTGCACTGTGCTTTTAAGCTGGCGGAGCGTGAGTATGCCGAGGTGGTGAGCGAGTTGAAACTGCCCACCTTTGTCGGCTTCCATACGTTCCATGTCGCGCCACCTGTACAGAGCCAACCTATTGAGCAATTGCCAGAAGGACAGGCGTTCCTGGTCGATTCGACGCTTCAAACTGCTACCCCTGGTGAGGCGCTACCTGAAGCCACAGGGACGGTGATTGATGTGCCACTAAACGAGCAAGTTGTTGATGCTCCTGCATCGAAGAACGGCAAGAAGAATGGTGGAAGCGAGACAGGGACAGGGGAGCAAGTAGCGGAATGATACAACCCCATATCGCACCTGCCTATCAATTGTCGCCACGTTCGCGTCCGCGTCTCTTCCAACTCAGTTGGGACAACAGCAAGATACGTACCCGCAACCCGCACGATGAGCGCAAACTGGACAAGCATATGGCATGGGGAACGCTTTACCCGAATGGACTGGTGACCCTCGATAATGGCGGCACCTTTGAGACACGGACGGAGTTGGAATACCAGATGGAGTTACGTGGGAAGTATCGTATTGAGTTCTTGGATGAGTAGTATGGTATCAACAATCAGGGCCGCGACGGTCGAACGGAGTCATATCTTCAAGACGACGGTTGTTCTTACGGAAGTTACAAACCAGATGCGTTGGATGAATATTCTCTTCTGTATGTGTGCCCTTTGGATTGCCTGGGCGCGGTCGCAATGGTATACGATGGTCAAAGGAAAGAGCGCCGTCACATTTCTTCAGTGTCGGGTCAATCGGCTTGTCGCAGATATAGCAATGATAGCCGTCACGTGCAAGGATGTGGGTATAACTAACATTTCCAACAGCCGTCCCGACCTTGTGAGCCTGCCGCCGCCTGCTTTGTTCCATGACTCTATGTGGATTAGCTTGCCTCCATCTCCTGTTTGCTTGGAAACGTTGCTTTCTAAGCTCAGGATTAGCCGCAAATTGGAGCCGTTTCCTTTCTGCTTGTGCTCTCGCTTGTTCAGGATGGGCAGCATTGTATGCTTGTTTATAGGCTCTAAAGTTTGGGTCAAGATGGCGTCTGTGGTTATAAGCATGTTTCTTAGCCTTAGTCTCTGGACGTTGATTATAGGCTCTTTCTTTGGCTTGCCATGTAGGATTACCGGTTCTTGTGCGATGAAGATAGGCGCGATTGTAGGCTCTCATTCGTTCCAGGTTCTTACGTCGGTAGTGACGGCTCCAAGCGTTTCTGTGGGTCTTATGCTCTGGATGCTGATAATAGTCATGGGCATATTCCTTGTACCACTGTTTATGGGCATTATAATACCTATGGGTTTGAGTAAGTCGGTTTTCACGGTTCGCAAGGTAGTGTCTATGGGAGTAAGCCCGTATACACGCTTTACAATGGGCACTATTTCCAGAAAACTCTTCAATAGGTTTTTCTATGCTACATTTCGGACATCGTTTCTGTTCAGGACGATGAGGATATCCTTGTGCCTTGTCGCGTGCCTGTTTTTCACGAGCCTGCCTGTTATAGCATTCCTTGCAGGTGTTTGCTCTTTTATCTTTTGTACGAGGGCAAGGATGAAAGTCTATAAGTGGCTTTTCAGTATGACATTTCGTACAAAATTTGGAGTCGGGAGACGTTGGTTGTGGCCTGGCCTCACTCAACTTCGGGCCGGCCTTACGTGTGATTTCTCTCATGCATTGTTTACAGCGAGATTGTTTGCCATGCATTCCATGTGGATGTGGAGAGTATTCCTCAAGCGTCTTTTCTTGGTGGCATCTAGTACAAACCTTAGAGAGAGCAAACAGGGGAAGCTGAACAGCAGTATGGTACAATTCAGACATGGTTACGTGACCTCCAACCCAGGTTACTGTAATCTAGGGGCTATAGGTGCTTGAGACCGCCTATAGCCTTGCTTTATAGTCTCTTTATTATACCATTCTTAAGGTAATTTGAGAAGTGGAAAGGTGGAGGTGGAAGCATGACTAG